AGCAACGGCGTTTGTTAAAGAGCTAAAGAAACCAAAAGGCAAAGATAATGATAAATCAAGAAATACAGAGTCACTTATATACATGTCAGACTCGATTATTGAGATCAACTCGGTTATTAAAGATGTCGTCAAATTACTCGCAACAATCACGGCTCAAAATAATGATTCTGATGAGTGTGAAGAGACTATTAAAAGAGAACTGGAGGACCTTTCTAGTGTGGTTAACAATCTTGTCCGCATGCACTATGATGAGAACTCTGTTTTTGCTACCGTAAAAATACACGGCAGACTTGATCATATGTTTAACGAATTAAACGAAATAAGAGTTAGCCTGGCGAAGCTATGAATAGATTCAGCTCAAGAAAGTTCATAATCACATCCTCTGTAGTCCTGCTTACGTTTGCTCTAGCTTATTTAGGGAAGATGACAGGTGATGTCGGAATAGTATTTGCTGCCTGCATAGGGGCGTACAATTGGGCTAATATAAATGAAAGCTGATTTAGTATTAGCCGGTTCAATAATCATAGTGATTATGATCATCATGTGGTCTTTGTGACGCTAAAAGATAATCCTGTTCTAGTATCGCTATTTACTGTAATACTTTTTATTGCTACTTTATTAATTGGCGGCATATCTGGATGGTTTATTAGGGCGGCGTTAGAATCGAAAGCTGAATTATCTGTAGTTGTTGATGACGGTGTTTTTACAGAGCGATTACTCAAGGTGCTAACCCCTGATTGGATTCAAATCTACAATAAAAAGCAGGATAAGTTCTATGAAGACCATAAAGATATTCCAGACTGCCTGTCTAAGCCTCTGCCTAAGTATTATTATGATAATGACTATGGGTTGCAGTCCAACAGGAAATAAGCGAGGTGACTCCCTGCTAGACGGGGTTGAGCTACCAACTATTAATCCCAAATATACCTGTGACGATCTTTACCAATGGCGACAACAAATATTAATGATTTATAAAAAGCAGTTAGACGCCAAAGAAAAGCAGCTTAAGCGGCATCAATAATAATCATTATTATAGATATCATAAAGCCAAATGTTAGCGCCCAAAAAAAGAACGCTCCTATTAAGAAAATCAGTATTTCATCATTATCTTTTTTCATTTATTTACCTTTATTTGAACTATATCATCTACCTTTGTTGTCTGTGTTGCTAATTTTATACAAGCCTTATAACTGGCTTAATCTTTCTACCTGAAGGCATATCAATCCACTCTGAATCAAGGCTCTCTGCCAGCCTACAGGCAATCGTAAATACGCCTTTCTTTGGGTTAATTGGCCGCACTACTTGACGGTATCTTTTCCCTTTCCAATAAAACTCAACTTTATAGCTAATGTCTTTTAGCCTCATTTGCTGCCTGAAACATCATAAACCCACTCAAGCCATTTATCCCCATGACAATTAGAAAATCCTTCGGCTTTGACGCGTAAAACATTTTCTACTGCTTTGCATGGATTCTGACTTTCATTGTAATTAATATTACGCTCCCATGATTCCATCATAATAGGGACTTGTAACACTTGATTTATATACTCAGGTTGAGGCAGCTGCTTTAGAGTTTCAATTATGTTTTTCACTCTGTATTCCATCTATCTCCCCTCTATTGCGATCTTTGCGTTTAAAATAGCATCCCTTATACCTTCTGCTGTTGGATCTTCAAGCCAGTCAATTTCATGTAAAGCATTTTTAGCACACGCCTCTCGTTGCTCCTTAAGCAGCGCTTCAACTTCTGATTTCGAATATATCTTACTTTGATCAAATGCGGCATAATTTTCTCTCAATTCTATTTTCTGCTTAATGTTTATTTCCTCCATGTAATCAAGCGCTTTTTGATGGAACTCTATAAACTCGTTTGTCTCCTGCGTTACTGTGCTGGTTTTTGTGTATTCAGGTTCGCCTTCAGGTATGGCTTGCCAGCAACCTCCGATTTCATCGCCGTCAAGATTATGGGCGATACCTGCATAAATCTTATCCGGTAGGTTACTCATAATAGATTTCAACTCATTGTAGAGTTCAGGGTCTTCTTTCACCTCTTCTAAAATATCACTGATCTTTGCAGTGCTTTCGTTTATGCCATCGATTGTTTTATAGGCATCACTCATATCCTCTCTCCTCTTATTCATTGTTAAGTACCCCATTGATCTGCCATTGCATCAGCAATGCCTTGCGGGGTGGTGCTTCTGATTTTCCATCTATCCTTAGATGGTGGCAATTTGTTTTGACCGGAGTCAGTTTGATTTCCCCATCGTTTTTTTCCGTCAACTATTCGTGGCTCAATCATATCGGTAGCCACTAGCTCGGGTAAATTCTTAAGCCATAAGCCTGTTTTCTTGCTGGCATCTTCACCAAACCAGTATTGCTGTATGTATTGAGGCTTAGGCATCATAAACAGGAACTTATTAATAATACCCACTGGGTTTTCAATACAAATTTTATTAATAGGCAACGCATACAGTTTTTCAACAAATCGTAAAGCATCACTTCTTGCCTGTCTGCGTTCTTCACCAATTAGCGTGGTAGGTTTCATCTTACGTGGTTTACCATTGATCATAGGTACATCATCATATGCCCATTCAGCAGCACCAGTTATATATGTACAAGGTGGGTGAGCTATCATTAAATCCCAACCATCATCAATAATATCAAACACATCACCTTGGTAATGTGGTCCTGGTCGATCTGATGGTAATAAATCGCAGCTCATGGCCTCATGGCCTAATTTTAAAAACGCATCCCTTACTCTTCCACTATATTCGCAAGCTATTAATACTTTCATCTCTCACCTCTTATCAGTGCCCATATGGTTGTATTAGCGATTCTAGCTCCGCTAATTCGCGTTTATTTATTACTTGCTCAGCAAGTAATTTTTTCATAGTGTATTTGTTGAGTGATATTTTATTTCGCAGATGCATTTGCTCTCGCTTTAATTTTTCAGCAATTCTCGCATGGACTTCTTTTTTTATATTCATACCTACTCCAATCACATTAATGGTTAAACCAAGCTTTCAGCAGGTGGCACAAATTGATAACTCGGCTCTTTAACTTTCTTAACCGTCTTTTTCTGCCCATCATTCCGACACTTCATACAAGTCTTACGTGTTTCTGAAAACTCACTCCAGCTCTTTTCTATCCCACACTTCGCGCAGACCTTCTTCTTCAGAAATGCAAAAGACTTCAAAGCTCTATTAACTGGTGACACGTCTGAAAACTGATACAAAGTATATCTATCACCGCCTATAGCCTCGATATCCTGATGCTTTAACAGCCAGGTAATAGCATTGTTAACATCATGCTGAGCTATCCCATCAGGACTTAAAGCTAGTAATAATGTTTGTGATGTAAAAACCTCTCTTTTGCGTGCAAAGTCCAAAACTATCTGCTTCTTAGTTATCTTTTTATACTTTCTATTAGCTGGATAATTCATAGCATCCCTTACTTAATTGATAGTCTAAAGCCTGTTTCTAAATGAGCGCCTTTAACAGTCTCGCCATTATCAATCGCTAACTTAATAGCCTTCTTATCTGGCGCATCAGTTACTCTACGAATAAGAAAGTCATCAGGAATATCGCCATCAATAATCACCTTTGCTGGAGTCTTAGCAGTCTTAATAACTAATTCAGGTGAGCTTATTTCTGTAATGTCGTTTAAGAGCATATTCTCCAATAGATAAGCCTTCATACCATCTATCTTATTTTGAATAACCTTAGCTCTGTCAGCCATCTTAGCAGCCGCTTCCTTAACGGCTTTCTGTTCAGCCTCGATGTTGGCAATATAAAAGGCAACCGATTGGCACTTGACCTGGAGATCGTCCTTCTTTTCTGCGAGTGTGTCCTTAATGGTTTCTTCATCAAATCCTATTCGCTCCAATTCGCTGAAGACATTTTTATAATCGTTTGAGATTTCGTATAAATTCATTTTGTTTCCCCTTAAAGTCGCGGCACACGAACTACGCTATTAATCCGTGTGCCGCTATGATTACTCGCATACAGAGAATAGCGAGTAGTTCAATTTAAAAATCAATTTCGTCGTCAAACCCATCGGCTGCTGGGGCGGGACTATGTGCATTAACCGCTTTAGGCTTTGGATCACCTGCAAAACCGATGTAACCTAATTTCGCATCATTTAACTCAATAGTTAATAAGACACCATTAGCGCCATCGTAAGAATCGATCTTTTCTGATGCGCCTGATAACTCAACTATTGCTCCTTCTGTCAATGCAGAGCGATAGAACTCAGCTTGTGGCCCTGCTTTAGCAAACACAGCTGCTGAATAGTTTGTCCATTCTTTCCCTTTTGTTTTTCTATCGTAATACTGAACGCCAAGACGTATCCCAAATCCAATGGATTCACCGGCCTGAAATTCATTAGCGTCTTTGTTTAATTTTCCGGTTATAACAGTAGTCATTATTTATACCTTTAGTTTCTTTTTAAGAGCGTTCCTTGCCCCCTCAAATTGAGAGGCCTTTAAATCACTTAACATAGAAATCTTTAAGTAATCTAAAAACATATCCTTATCTGACTGAGTTAAATCAATCAGAGCGTTTAATTCGTTAATCTGTTCAGTGGTTATTAACTCGACTACTAGCCCATCCTGATCCGGCAAGTCTTCACCACGATAGATGTACAACCCTAATCCATGAAGGCTGATAGCCTTTGCTAGACATCTTTGAATAGACGTGTTGACTTGGAATGAATCAGGTTCTTTAATAGACTTGTTTCTATTATCCAAAACAGGATGCACCTGGGTTCTCGTGACGCCATCTATAGTAAGACTCACAGTGACAAAGCAGCCAGCAGGAGTAGACACATAAGGCCATCCTTGGTCGTTCTCTATAACAACCCATGTAGCGTCAGGGCAATGCTTTAGCAAAACATCTACAGCAGCCGCCCATGACAGATATGAAAATTTGCCCTTCTTCTTGGTAAATTCTCTAACATCTGTTTTTGATAAAACTTCATATGTATTCATATCATTCTCTTAAATTAGGTGCATGGGTATTAAGGGATGCTTACCGCCATGCCGGTAAGTTTAAGAGGGCTGTCCAGAAGGACTAGACTTCTCCCTTATTAAAAAGGTGATGGATCTCTATCTTCCATTCGTGCGTTATATTCCTGATCAGATTTATCGCAATCCATTTCTTCCTGAGTCATTTGATGCTCAAGTCCTTCTTCAGCTCGAATATCAAGAAAATCTATATATTCTTGTGGAAGCTCAGGGCCGTACCCCATCCACTCAAGCAAGGATTCCGGTGTTGCTTTATCTAAATAATCATCTTTGTTTCTTTTAGCATGAAGCCAAAAGAAACAATTTGCTCCATGTTTATTCATGTTAGCTTTAATCATATCTCTCAGCTCAACGTATCTCTTAAAATCAAGATCATCAGGAAAGAAAGGGTCACCATTTTTAACGTAATCATTATAAAATTCTAAATCAGTCTCTTCTTTTGTAGGAAGCCTTCTGTCAATACATCCGTAATAAGTCATGAGTCACTCCCTATAGAAAGAAGCTCTTGTTTCTTTTGATTAAGATTATTTAATCTGACTTGACTATTAGCTCTTTCTTTTTGAATCTGATTGTCGATTTCTTCAATCTGAAGATTAAGCACGTCTAGATCAGGAAGCATTTTAAATTCTACTTCCATTGGTTCCGACACAGGAATAAGCTCGTCTGGATAATTATCGCCAGCCTCCCAAACTGATTCGAAGTTGTATTTTGTATTTCTAAGTAATATGATTTTCATCTTGTTTCCCCTCTTAAGTTGAGTTAACTATAATCCAGTAGATTGCAGATGTAAAGGGAATTAATGAAAATAAATGAAATAAATATCCAGCCAGTTCTCATACGGGGAAACATATGATGGGAAAGAACTAGCCGGATATACTTAGTAGTAAGTCTTAAGCAAGACCTTACAGATTCTTATGATACGTCTACACTCGTCTTCAGGCGGGCTTACTCGACTACCATCTAATAAGTTAATGGGTTTCATCTTATTAACGTTAGCGAGCTGCGCTACAATACCTAATGAGCCACGATTAAATTTCGCTTTAACTTCTTTAAGATGATCGATTGTTCTATTGACAAGTTTGGTGTATTTATTCATGATAGGCATTGTAGTCTGATAGATTGCAGAGAGCAAGTACCCAGTCAACAGGTTCAGAAGGATCGTTTTAAGTCCTATACCTGAAGACTGGATTAAATGATTATAGCGGAGAAAGCCATGAAATCAACAATGTTAATCCTGGTGATGATATTAGTAGGAATAGATTTGCCGATATAAAAAAGGCCACCAGATATAATTAGGTGGCCTTTCGAGTTTTAGACTTGACGCTTGCGAGGGCTTAGTCTAAGATTTAAAACAATCTGCAACGGGTGACAGCCCTAACAGAGAAATCAGAACTATGATTCGACTTCTAAGATTCAACAGAATTAAGCCAATTATAGTTTTACATTCTCTCAAGGTCAAACCCGTTTGCAGATACTTACGTCTGTAAAGCTGATTCAGGGCGTATTTTATTAATCCGTTATTGAGTTTCATGGCAAGCGGATAGTGCTGCGACATAAGTTAGAGAGCGTTGATTGGTCTTAAAACCTTCCGTTACCTCAAAACTTATAGGGATGCTCTACATGAAGACTATAAGACTAATGACCTTATAAGCTAACAAGATTCCTTCCTAATACAAATTAGGCAATGACAACTATGGCCTGTGTTTCTCGTCCTATAGTATGTCACTGAGAAGCTTACAGAGTGGTATTAACGTACCGCCTATAAGCTTCTTAGTGTCCAGACTTTAGACGCGGGAATCTGAGCCTTAGTATGTAAACTTATCTTAAGGGGTTAAATATATGGTTATCACGAAAGAATATATAATGGCGAACAGAACAAATAAAGGTGCTTGGACTAAACCACAGATTGAAGCATTAGGAATAGATTGGCCTCCAAGAGCGGGGTGGATGGATGATGTTGAGGGGGATGAAATATCTGATGAAATGGCAGAGCAATTTGAAAGCAAGAAGCCTGCAAAACGTAAAATATATGACATAAATTTAATTATTAATCAGGTTATTGCTAGTCGTAAGTTTCTATCTGATGAATCTTTAGCGCGTGGCATTAAGTTTCTTACGGAAGAAATGGAGCGCAGATTATGATTAATGAGTTCTTGCAGCGATTTGAAAACGTAAAGCCTGCCAGTAAAAACAATGTTTACCGATGCACTTGCCCTTCACATGGCTCAAGTAAGAATAGCGGATTAATGATATTTGATCATGTCGATAGAATAGGTATTTATTGCCATGCTGGATGTGATTATCAGGATATTTTATCTTGCGTTGGCCTTGAGGCTAAGAATTTATATTCAGAAGAGACTGATGATAGTGAGTGGCGATCATTAAGAGCTGAAAAGCATCATAAGGAAGCGAGGGAAAGGGCTATGCACCCTTTGTACGCAGAGCTGTGCATTATTCAGCAATGTTTAAAAGCTAGATTATTCTCAGGAGAGCCTAATATCGAGGGGAAATGGGATGCTTGGGATAGGGAAAAACAGGCACTGGCTAAGCTGCCTTCTTTAATTAAGAGGTATTACAAATAAGTACTGGACAGGTGAAGACTGCTGTAATATATTCAGCATCAAGGGTGCGCTAACACCCTATCAACCTATCAATAACTTATTTGGGTAAGCTAAATGACTAAGAAAATTCTAACACAAGAAATAATAAAAGAGCGATTCTTCAATAAGGTTCTTAAGCTGCCTAGTGGGTGCTGGTTATGGATGGGCGCTATTCAGGGCAAATATTACAAAAGAGAGAATGGGGGTTACGGTAGTTTTCGTTATTTTGGTGCTGTAACTCCAGCTCATATAGTGTCTTGCCGTATTCACGGCATTGAAATTCCAGAAGGGCATGAGATAGATCATCTTTGTAGGATCACATCTTGCGTAAATCCTGAGCATATTGAGCCAGTGACACGGGCTGTAAATTTCGAGAGAGGAATAGGGAATAAAGGGGAAGCGCAATCCGCTAAGACGCATTGTATAAATGGGCATCCTTACTCTGATGAAAATACAGCTATAAGAAAAGGGAAGCGAGGAAACCCAGAGAGGCAATGCAGAATATGCAGAAGGAATACAGAAAATAAGCATTATGCCAAGAGGAAATTATTATCATGAAATTAAGGCCGTATCAGATTGACTCAATAGAAGCTGTTAGAGGTGAATTAAAGAAGGGGTTTAAGAGAGTAGTGCTTATGCTACCGACTGGTAGCGGAAAAAGCCTCATAGCTAAAACAATCATTCAAAAAGCATTGGATAATAATAAAAAGGTTTTATTTATTGTTGATCGTAAGACGTTAATTGATCAGGCAAGCAAAGCATTTAATGATATACCTCATGGAATAGTTCAAGCAGATCACCCATGTTATCGTCCGTGGCTTCCATTCCAGATCTGTTCAGCTCAATCTTTAATGAGAAGGAAAATACCCGACGCTGACCTGGTTATAGTCGATGAATGTCATTCTCATTATGATTATCTTTCTAATCAGATGAAATTATGGTCTTTAGTTCCATTTATTGGCCTTACAGCTACGCCTTTCACACGAGGATTAGGCAATCACTACGAGACTTTAGTTAATCCTATAACAACGGCTGAATTAATCGAGCAGGGCTTTTTAGTTGAGCCTGTTGTTTACGCACCACCTACCATATCAACTAAGGGTTTAAAAATTCAAGCAGGGGATTACAGCCCTATTCAGATGGATAAACGGGTTAGCTCTGTAAAGATCACGGCAGACATTATTAATACTTACCTTGAAAAGGGTGAAGGACGTAAAACAATACTTTTCCCCGTTAATGTCAGACATAGTAAAGAATTAATAAATGAGTTTAATTTAGCAGGAATTCCCTCAGCTCATGTTGATGCTCATACACCTGATGAAGAAAGGCAGGATATCTTTCAAGACCTTAAGGATGGGGTTATACAGTTAATATCAAGTGTAGGCGTTTTAACTAAGGGCTTTGATGAAACGAGTATTAATTGTGTGATTCTCGCAAGGCCAACCAAGTCATTAACTTTATACATTCAAATGATAGGCAGGGGCTTAAGATCTCATGAGGGACAAAAGGACTGCATTGTATTAGATCATGCGGGGAATGTTGAGAGATTAGGCTGGCCTGATGACGAATTACCTACAGTTTTATGTGATGGGGAAAAGACGGAGAATAAAACCCAAGAAGAGAACGAAGAAAAGAAAGAAACAGAATTAAAGCCCAAGAAATGCCCTGAATGTCACTTTCTTGTCGAGTCTAATATATTTTCATGCCCTAAATGCGGTCATTTATTCGCTAAACGATCTGATATTGAGGTTGAGCATGGCGAATTAGAAAAGCTAAAACGAGTTAAGCCAGAAGTAAAAAGACAATGGTATGCCGAGCTTCTATATATCGCTAGAGAGAAGGGTTATTCAGAGGGATGGTGTAGTCACAAATTCAAAGAAAAGTTCGACCAATGGCCGCAGACAAAACGTGGTGTACTACCTTCACCACCTTCACAAGAGGTTTTAAATTATGTCAGATACCAACAGATCAGATTTGCTAAAGGAAAACAGACGTAAATATCCAGAAACAACAAAAGCAATCGATTTATTTAGGGAGTATTTCCCTAATGCTCAGGTAAAGAAAACAACAGAAAAGCCTTTACTTTAGCAATCCAGTAGATTACTGTATATCTTAAGTATACAGATTAACAAACGAATAGAGGGTTTACTTTAGTGAAGGAAACAGAATACCGAATAGTTAAATGCGGAAAGAATTACATGATTATGAAACCAAGTAGACCTTATTTTAACGAGAATTTCGCAGATAAAGCATCAGCAGAAAAGAAGTTATCAATACTAAAAGCTATGGGGTGGGGAAAATGAGTCAAAACCAATCAATATTAAGTTATTTAAAGCAGGGTAATACTTTAACGGCAATAGAAGCGCTTAATTTGTTTAATTGTTTTCGCTGCGCAGCGCGCATAAACGACCTGATTAACATGGGTCACAAAATAGAATCTAAAATAACTCACAGTAACGGTAAGAAGTGGGCTGTGTATTCAATGGGGGAATTATGAACGCAATGCCAAAACTAAAATTAATGCCTATAGAGCTAGGGTGCTTAGAGTCTAAACTTGGATTATTAGAAGATATTTATGCTGAATTAAAGCGTCATGTTTATGAAGATGATATTCATGGAATGGATGTTGGTGTGGATATAGACGACATAAATAAAATAATGAAGGCTGAAATCTGCTTTATTAAGGAAAAAATAGTCTTATTAGAGGAAGAATTAATTATTCACCAGGATGAAGAAGAGGGAATTTATAATGAGCAATGAGAAGCATCACTGGATGAACCAGCATAGTTTAGGTAGCCTTAGAAAAGACGAATCACCTAGAACTTATAACAATACATGCGCATTATCAGTTAAGAGGCGGCATGAGTTAGAAGATAGGATTGAGAAGAAAAAGCTAGATAGTTTAGATCAACTTTTGGAGATGATGGAATGAATAAAATTCAATTGCCAACCGGTTGTTTATTTACAGATCAATACTCTAAAGGCGAACTTGAGACGTTATCAATTGGCGACTATGGAAAGCATAAGAATATTAAGGCTGATTTTCTTGGTTATACGAGAGAGTTAAACGGCGTTGAAAATGGCGAAATTATGCCATTACAGGAAAAATGGGTTATAACTTTAAGCACCCAGTATGGCTGTGTCATGAAATGTAAATTCTGTGATGTCCCTAATGTTAAATTTCGCGGAAACGCGTCTTTTGAAGATATGAAAAAACAGATGTATTCTGCAATGGCGTTATTTCCAAAAGTTAAATACACGGACAGATTAAATATTCACTTTGCCAGAATGGGCGAGCCAACATTTAATAATAATGTTTTCATTTTTGCTGGATGGTTAGCTAATTCAAAAAGAGAAATACAGGAAGAAACAGGAGTAAGAATAGAAACCATACATCCTGTGCTGACTACTATGTGTCCAGATAGAAACGAAACCATTAATAGAATTAATCAATGGGCTTATTTTAAGAATGATTTATTTAATGGTCAGGCCGGATTGCAGTTAAGTATTAATTCAACGAATGAAGAACAAAGAAAATCCATGTTTGGCGGTAGTAGCATGTCTTTAATTGACATCTCTAATATGGCAGAAAATCTGCCCATGCCAATAGGTAGAAAATACTGTCTTAATATTGCTTATGCTTCTGGTAATGAAGTTGATGGAGAAAAACTAGCAATGTTATTTGATCCTAATAAATGGATGGTAAAGATAACGCCAATACACAACAACAATGCTTGTAGCAAAAATAACATTAAAACAGTTGATGGCTATGACTCATACTTGCCATACAAAAAGCCCGAAGAAAGCTGTAAAAGAGCTGGATTTGATGTGCTTGTATTTATTCCTTCACAAGATGAAGAAGACGGTTTAATAACTTGCGGCAATGCAATACTAGGTGGCAGCGAGCTAAAGATCAGTGCTTAAATTTAAAGTAACAAGCAAGCATATAAGGCAAAACGCTGTAGAAGCTGTTTCTAAGCTCACTAGCGAGCCGATAATGGAAGTTATTATTCAGGAATGGAAGGAAGATAAGACAGCTAGTCAGCGTGGATTCTGGCATATCTTAATCGGTATCATGGCTGAAGAACTTGGGTATACGAAGGCGCAGTTAAAAGTGATTTTAAAGGATGAAATCCTAGGGACTGAGCAGGTTGAGTATAAAGGGAAAATAAAGGATATTTCAGCAAGTTCAGAGGATGAAAAGAAAGCAGGGTATAGTTTTCTGATAGAGCAGACATACGTTATTGCAGCAGAGCAAGGCATTGTATTACCAGAGGCGGGTTATCGTGCCTAAGAAAAAACAAAAGCTATCTACAGTTAAAAAACGTGTATGGACGTGGTTTAGTAAATATATCCGTATGAAATACTCCGATGATCTAGGTTACTGCTCCTGTGTGACCTGTGGCGCAACGAAACACTACTCAGGCTTACAAGCGGGTCACTTCGTACCAAAGAAGGCTGGAAACGCCGTATACTTCGTTGAAGAAAACGTACACCCTCAGTGCTACCAGTGCAATATTAATCTAGGTTCTAATGGCCCTATGTATAACAAATTTATACTTGAGACTTACGGCCAGGAAAAGATAGACGAATTAATAGAATTATCCAGGACTACGTTAAAATTCACGGTCAATGATCTATTAGAAATGGAACAGGAATATAAACAACTAGCCAAGGAAGTGGCTAAAGAAAAGGGTTTTGAAATATGACAGAACAAGATATGCTAGATCAATTAATACTAGCAATATTAGTAGCAGGTCAAAGCAATAATCTCTCTACTGAGAAGCAAGTGAAAAAGGCTGTTGAGTTATTAAAGTTAATTAATGAGGGGTTAAGTAAATGAGCGCCGAATCAGATTACGGGCTAACGCCAGAGCAATATCACGCAGGACTAGATAAGTTATGGGACGCGCTAGAAAACGTCATATACAATGGCGAAAGAGATGTTTTTACTATGTGCAGCGATAGAATAAAAGAATTAGAATCTCTTATTAAGCAGCTAAACAAAGATAAGACTGAATAATAAGAACTTTAAACAGTTCACCTTCAGCTATTACTTCAACAGTAAAACCTTGTGAACGTAATTCAGATGCTAATAGAAAAGCCTTTTGCATAGTGTATTTAGTAATCATAACTTTCACCTTTTGAGTAAATTGATAAACAGACCTTTTGAGTCATTTGTTTATTTATTGTTATAAATATAAGTGTAAGTATATATTGATCTAAATCAAGTAAGAATTGATGAAAACGTCAATAAATACCCCTAATCAGGAAGAAAAGGGGTTTAAATTGACTAATTAGATAGGTTTTTGACCATTAAAAACAGGGTTATCCATTAATCTGATAGCAATGGCTTTAGCATGTTTAAGAGTTCTGGCTTTTACATTAAGTTTATAGCGGACGTTGTATTCGTTTTTAGTCCAGCTTATAAAGCTAAAGATTTTCATAATAACCCCACTAACTTCATTATAAAATTCATAAATCCCCCTTAAGGAAGTAAAGCCACGCAATCACCGGTTAAAAAGTAGTTCATCCTTTGCCATACTGTAAAGTTATTGTCATGCAAGCCGTTTTCAATCTCTTCAGCCAGTTTAAGCTCTTTATCTGCATAGTCTTGCTTATCTTTATCAGTGATATGACTAGCAAAGCCATAATCTGGATCAAAAGCATGTTTAGCACATTCTCGATTGACTTTAGCAGCATATATTCGTGCGTTATTTAGCATAATGTATTCTGTAATCATTTTAGCTCTCCTAATTTAATTAAGCATTTAAGCAGTTTAAAGGCACCATCAGGCATAGCAGTAGTATTAGCCATACGACGCCAAGAGTTAACCGTAGCGAGTCTTACACATAGTAAATCAGCCATCTGTTGTGAGGTTAGTCCGTGCTTATCTATGATCTTGCGTAATTGGATGTTATTTTTCATTTAAACCCCTGTATTTTATAAGCTGTGTCTATTTCTTTATGTAGCAATGCCGCGCATTTATCGCATATATGAATAACACAGTTGTTATGCGTTTTTATTTCAATAATCCTTTCTGTTGAAAAGCAAAATAAACACGGGTATTTATTTGAATCCAATTTTTTAAGTATCATAATATCCGCTCTTTTATAGTTGTGATCTCAACTGTAAAGCCATTAGACTCTTCATGCCGCGTTAACTTGTAAGCTATTGAGTTAACAAGATTGTTTGCATAATCAATAGCGTCTCTTTTTAAATCAAAAGGTTTTGCATCGAATAAATGCCTTGAATTGCATCCACTTGAAACCATGTAAAATATTGTATTCATAAATCCCCCTTAAACTTTATCAGTGCGTCTAATATATCTAGGTATGGATGATTATAAGATTCAGCTACTTTTAACCCATCGCAGTCAATCAGTTTGTTATCATCGGATAGGCCATAAACAACATCATCCACATAAAACCATTTTGTATCTTGATTTGTTTCTATTGGTTTAATATTCATTGTTTCCCCTTTGTCACTTCTTAATAATTGACTACTGTTATATCTTCATTACATATAATGATTTTAGAATTATCATCAAATATATAGAATGTGGTTTCGTTTTCATAATCCTGGATACACTCAATTTCCGAATTAATAGCGTTCATTAAATCATTAGCATCAGGATATTGTTTTATATAGTTGTCTGCTTGTGTCATGATTATCCCCTTAATCTATAGTCTTATTAGTTGATTCAAAATTTAATTCAATAGCTTTTAGCGCCTGTTTAATACTTCTAAAATAACCTAGTGATTTATTAGCTCTTTCAGATAAATACTTGCCATTGCCGCCAACTATAAAGCCTATTCGCCTTGCATAACCATTAGACTGATATAGTGCATCGTACATACCCTTAGCCACTCTGTTTGTTGTGTATGTGTTCATAATAATTCCCTTATGCTTCATCAGTAAAAAAATAATAATCTGCGGCATAGTCGTAGTACAAATCCACACCTTGATATGACTCTACATAGTCGCTATGTAATGGCTTTGGTTGCTCAGTTGTTTCAACTTCACACCAAGCCATGCCGCGTAGATAATCAATAGCGCCTTTATGACCGCCTTCTGTTTCATAGCTGTTATAAATTGTGTCGAATATTTTCATGCTTATCCCCTTGCGTAATGTACTGGACGCTCATAACGGCCGTCTGTTTCTCTAAATACAGTTATTAAATGACCATATTTAGAATTGTCTAGATAAGTGTAGCGCCTGTTTTCCCCATAACTAATAGGGCTCATATTAATAGTCCATGTATGAAGTAAGCCTTCACTTGCTAGCGCCTCATTTAATGTATTGAACCAGTTTTGCATAATAACTCCCCTTATATAGCTTGATGTTGAAAGTAATGAATAGTGTCAGCAAGCTCTAAAGCCGCTACAGTCTCAGGATCACAGTCCAGCCATTCGGGTCGGTCGATAATAATTAGTTCTGGTTCAATAATCTCTACCTGAATAACTGGTAGCTCTGTTAGTTTTGTGTCTATGTGTGTGTATTTCATGTTGTACCCTCTTAAAGGTTGTTTACTTAATGTATGATTAAATAGTAGCACTACTAAATAATAACACAAGTAACATATGCTATTTAATAACACTAACCGACAAACGGTAATACTTGGCACGATAATAGGTGGATACAACTATGGCCCAATATATGATAGCCTGAACAACAAGGCAGACTGAACAGTACAACACACTACTAGGTTTTGATCTTATACCTACATGTTAGTACCACTTAATACATACAGCCCCTTAGAATGAATCATAAGCGTATAACCTTCTAATAGTTACAATGAGATAAAGCTCTTAATGGTTATATGTAGTCTCTTATCTTAATAATCATTACTAATACTTATACATACCAGCTTAATCATAACTATTAGTTATACATTGCATAGCAAATTGCAACGTTTGGGCAAGTAAGGGGGTAGGGGCATATGAGTAGTGTGAGTAGTTGGATATAACACAAAATCTGATTACAGGATAAAAAACAACACCTAGAATCAACATTAAGTTTGACTAAGTGATTAGATATAACTAAGCTTAAGTGGAATATTAAATTACAAGAGAAAGGTAAATTTAGGATTTATCTACAAACTCTAAGGAAATCAACTAGTTACATGTCTGAGCTACAAATCCAAACTCGCAAGAATAATCAAAACAAGATGGGTCGGCCTAAAGGTGCTAAGAATAAGACGACTTTATTTAAGGAGGCAATGCGTGAAGGATTTGAGGATAGGTTAATTGTAGATGGTGAAAAGGTGTTTAATGCGGTGGTTACTGCGGCATTAGATGGCGATATGGTTGCTGCTAAGATGATAATGGATCGTATTGTCCCTGTTGTGGATACTGAGAAGGTAGATGCTGGTAAGTTTCAGATTAGTATTAATGTACAGGGTGTTGAGCCTAGTGTTGATATTATAGATGGTGAGATAATTGAGGAAGAAGAATGATAAAGATCAGGCATAAGTTATTTGGTACTGTTAGGCAATGTCCTAGTGAAGCATGTGCAGAGAGGATAATTAACAATGGCAAGGATGTATGGGAGTTAGCTAATAAGCCTGTAGTTAATGAGAAGGCTGCTACTTATATGAAGTATGGCGCTGATGCATCTAGTAAGAGTAAGGAGGATATTAATCCTGAGCTAACTGAGTTGAGAGAAAGATACTTTGCTCAAAAGGGTAAGAAGGCTCATTGGAAGAAGAATATTGAGACATTAAGAAAAGAGCTTGATGGTTAATGCCTGAGTTAAATTTCGTCTTACATGATAAGCAGTTAGAGATATTTAACTCCCCTGCAAGGTTTAAGGTAGCTGCTGCTGGACGCCGTGGCGGTAAGAGCTATTTATCTGCTGTAGCCCTTATTATAGAAGGTCTTAAAGAGACTAATGAGCATGGATATAATCTAAAGTCTAAGGAAGTATTTTACGTTGCACCTACCTTTCAGCAGGGCAAGAAGATCATGTGGAAGATGCTTAAGGAGTTGGGAGAAGGAGTTATAGAAGGTGTTGTAGAGAATACCGGAGTCTTGAAGTTAGTTAATGGAAGAACGATTACGATTTGTGGGTCAGATCGACCTGATACATTACGTGGTGTTGGTTTATCGTTTGTCGTAATGGATGAATACGCCGATATGAAGCCTGAAGTATGGGATTTAATTATAAGACCTGCTTTGAGTGATGTTGAAGGTGGGGCTATGTTTATAGGAACACCTGATGGTAAGAATCATTTTTATGATTTATGGTGTTTTGCAGGGAAGATGTCAGAAGAAACGGATGAATGGGCTGCATTTCACTTCAACTCGATGGATAACCCCCATATAAAGAATAAAGAGATAGAAGCTGCTCGACTAAGTATGAGTGCGTCAGCTTTTAGGCAAGAGTACGAAGCATCATTTGCTGCTGGCGGTGGTGGATCATTCAAAGAAGAACATCTAAAAATAGAAGAAAAAGCCGATGAAGTGGGCGCTGTCTACATTGCTGTGGATTTAGCGGGCTTTGGTGATGGTGCTGGAATGGTTAAGTCAGCTATTGCAAAACTCGATGAAACTGCTATATCTGTAGTAGAGGTCTCTAGTAAAGGATGGTTTGTTGTAGACATTATTCATGGAAGATGGGATGTTCGAGAGACATCGATGAGAATTATAAAAGCAGCAAAAGACTATCATCCTGTCGCTTTAGGGATTGAGTCAGGCTCTTTGAAGAACGCTGTTATGCCTTATTTAGACGATCAAATGCGTAGAATGAACATCTATCCACGCATCGAGCCGTTAAGTCATGGTGGTAAAAAGAAGACTGAGCGGATACTGTGGGCTTTACAAGGAAGATTTGAGCATGGTAGGATCACCTTGAAGAAAGATCATTGGAATCGTGCGTTCATAGATCAATTATTGGATTTTCCTAACCCTATGGCACATGACGACTTGTTAGATTCGTTAGCGTATATAGATCAAATCGCTACGACAAACTACTCACAATTCGTTGATGTTGAAGAATATGAGCCTTTAGACTCGTGGACGGGAATTTAGTGGAAAAACCAGAAATAACGCAATCAATGATTGATGATGAGCTTGTAAGCTGGGTTGTCGGTACGGTAGAGCCGTGGGAACAGCACAGAAAAGATAATTACGAGCCATTATGGAAAGAGCTATATAAAGAGTGGAAGGCTATTTGGACTTCTGACTCTAAAACACGTGACTCTGAACGATCAAGATTTATCTCCCCTGCACTTCCTCAAGCAATTGAAATGGCTGTTTCCGATATGGAAGAGGCTACTTTTAATAAAAGATACTGGCTAGACATTGATGACGATCTTAGCGATCAGTTTAAAAAAGATGTAGAGCCTTTAAGAGATCAATTAATTGAAGACATGGAGCTGGCTAAAGTTCCTTCTGCTATCTCAGAATCTTATCTAAATGGCGCTATCTACGGAACGGGAATAGCCAAGATAATCGTATCTGAAAAGACCGAATTCATATCTGAAAACGGTCAGCCTGTAGAAAAAACACGAATTGAAGTCCTAACTGAACCCGTATCACCATTTGAATTTGCAATAGATCCATCTGCAAGGAATGTGAACGAAGGTCTTGGTTGCGCACATACACCAATTAAGCCAAAAATAGACGTTCTTAAGAAGATAGAAGACGGCATTTACAAAGATGTTGTTTTGGGATCATTTGTAGATGATGAAGATTTAAGTACATTTGGCGAAAGTAGATCATCAATCACTGGAGACAGGGTTGAGATCATTGAATATCACGGATTAGTCCCTGCTGTTCTGCTAATGAAATTAGATGATGATGAATTATCACAAGAATTAGCTCAAGATATCTATGATATTGATGAAACCGACATGGTTGAGGCTATTGTTACCATTGGTAATCGTGAATCTCTACTAAAAGCTGTTCCAAATCCCTTTATTTATAAAGATCGCTCATTTATAGCCTACCAACACGACACAGTACCAAATAGGTTTTGTGGTCGAGGCATTGGTGAGAAAGGAATCCACTCTCAACGTGCATTAAATGCTGAATTACGCGCAAGACAAGACGGATTAGCTCTAACAATCCATCCTATGATGGCAATTGACGCTACCCGACTACCAAGAGGCTTTAAGCCTAAAGTAGCACCTGGTAAAACTCTATTAAGTAATGGTGATCCGCGTCAAACCTATAATCCTATGCACTTTGGGGAAATGTCTTCACATACTTATAGTGAGGCGGCGAGTTTAGAGCGCATGTTGACAATGGCTACCGGTCAGATGGATTCTGCTACACCAATTGGTCAATCGCCACGAAATCAAACGGCAAGTGGTATGTCGATGATTCAAAGCGGGTCAGTTAAGCGAAATAAACGAACCATGCGCAATATTGAAATAGATTTCTTAAAGCCGTTAATAAATAAGACTGTTTGGCGTTATCAGCAGTTTGACCCTGAAAGATACCCGTTTGGTGATTACAAATTACTCCCTTATTCAACTATGGGGATAATGGCGAGAGAGATGGAGCAACAGCAGATAGCTAATATCATGAATGTTGTGCCTGATGGCCCTGCTAAAGGCGTTTTATTACAAGCATTTATTGATAATTCGTCTATTCCTGCAAAACAAGGTCTTCAAGACGCTATTGATGCGACATTTAACGCACCACCTGACCCTATGCAGCAACAATTACAGCAGATGCAGATGGAAAATGCGATGCTTGAAAATGCTAAATTAAAGGCTGAAATAGAGAAATTAGGCTCTGAAACTATAGAAAACTACGCTCAGGCTGATGTTAAACAGAAACAAACAGAGATTAATCAGTTTAATGCCATCTCAGCAGTTGAAGAAGGCGAATTAGACCGCCAAGAGTTCGGCAAGAATTGATAGTTGTTCCTTCAATAATGCACTCCGGCACGCGATTGCTTAGGAATGTTATTTTAGAAGGTCAAGATTTTACAGGCTTCCATACTTACGAAATGGATAAGTATAGAAAAGAGCTTAATGAAGGATTAATAATTTCTCCATTAAGGCATCCTAGAAGAATAGCTAAATCTTTCAAGGATAGAGAAAGAAAGAATACTAAATGGCCTTATGCTAAGATTCATTTAGATAATCAATGGAAGCTGATGGTATTGATAGATAAATTCAATCCATTGTATTTACATGTTGATGATGAGATAAAGAATAAAGAGATTGAGTTGATCTCTGATGCTGTAGAAAAGGATTTGGTATCAGATTGGACTGTCTGTAGTCGCTCAGGCGAAGGTTTAGGCAACCACGATATTGATTTGGATGATTGTCCTGAAGCACCTCAATATCAGATCGACTTTTATTACGAAACGATAGAGAGAATGAATAATTTATGGATGAGAAGAGAAAATTTGAAGTCTTGAAGGATATGGCTCTTTCTGATGGTGGAAAGATCTTAATTGAAGACATTAAAGCGAATAAAGATTCTTCTGATACGATATTTGTAATGCCTATTATTGATGAAAGGTCTAATATGATTATAAGCCCTACTCAAGATGAGTTATTTAAGAGAATGGGCTATGTATCGGCGTTAAACTGGTTGATTGGTGTTTTAGAATATTATCAATCAGGTGAGTATCAGGACTTAGACGATGAAGTATAGCTTTATTTGTAAGGACTGCTCAAAAGTTACAGAAGTAACTAGAAGATTATCAGAATATAGCGATCCATTCACTTGTGAGTGTGGTGGCGATGGTGAAAGAATTATTTTGTCAGCTCCAACAGTGAGCCTAGATCCTATTTGCGGAGACCATATTGGTGCAACCGACAGATGGGCAAAAGGACGAGAGCGGCAAATGAAGAAAGAAGCTCATAACTTAAAGGAACATGGTTCTTATAAGTAGTGAGTATAACTAGATAGCCCGTTGGGTAACTATCTTTAATGCTATAACCGAGAGGCAGCAAAATGAGCGATGCTAATTACATCATAAATGATGATTCTATGTCCGATGAGGGTAACGCAGAATCAGAAGGAACAGAAGTTAACGAATCCGCGATTCCTGATAAATTTCAGGGGAAATCAATGGATGACATTATTGGTATGTACGGTAATCTAGAAAAAGACCATTCCAGAATAGGGAATGAGCTTGGAGAGAATCGTAAACTGGTAGATAAACTTCTACAATCCGAGAACCAACCGATTGAAGACACGACCGAAGCACCTGACTGGGATTATGAGCCCGAGAAAGCTGCAAGGAATCTTGTTGACAAAGAAGTTGGTGGACTGAAGACAGAACTTCAGAATATGAAAAGTGAGACTGCTTTAGGTAAGTTTAAGTCACGTTATCCAGACTTTGACAAAGACTCTGTGAGTCCTGAGTTCATGGGCTGGGTACAAGGATCTGAATACAGGCGTAATCTTTATAATAAGAATACGAATGGATTGGATCTATCAGCAGCAGGTGAGTTGATGAACGGATGGGAAGACCAGAAGATCGTTGAAGTGCCGGATGATGGTAAGCGTGAAAGAGATTTGAAAGCAGCCTCTATGGAGCGAAGTACAGCTTCTGGTGGTAGTCGTAAGAAGATGTGGTCGAGAGCCTACATTCGTGATCTACGATTAAACAATGAAGAAATGTACCTCGCTAAAAAAGATGAAATTATGCGAGCCTACGATGAAGGTCGAGTGACCAAGTAGGCCGTTTATTATGAGGTAATTCAAAATGGCTTTAGGTACTAATCATTTAGGCATAACACATGCCACAGGTAGTGACCCAGGCGGGTTCGTTCCAACTAAGTGGATCGACGATGTTATCGTCACTTATAATCAAAATCTTGTCCTTGCAAATAAGGTTAAGCGTATTGATTTCTCAGGCAACAAGGGTGATGCAATTATCCTGCCTTCTTTAAGTTCTCGCGGCACTCCTTCTGCAAAGGCTGAGAACACAGTAGTTAGTCTTATCACTCGTACTGATACAGATATTACTATTGCGCTAGATAAGCACTATGAGTATTCATTCTTAATTGAAGATCGTGTTTCAACTCAAGCGCTTGATTCAATTCTTCGTGAATATATGGAAGACGCGGGTTACGGCCTTGCTAAACAAGTTGACCAAGATCTATTTGCTAACTTCTCTGACATTGGTGGTAGCACCGGTTGGGATGCAGCAGTAATTGGCGATGGCACAACTACATGGGACCCAACTGCAAATGCTAACGTAGGTAATGCTTCTGCATTAACTGATGCTGGTATTCGTAACTTGATTCAGACTCTTGATGATTCTGATAATCCAATGTTGAATCGTTCTTTAGTTGTTCCACCTGTTGAGCGTAACAACTTAATGGGTCTAGCGCGTTTCACTGAGCAAGCGTTCATTGGCAACGGCAATACTATCCGTAACGGTATTATTGGTAATCTTTATGGTGTTGATGTGGCGATTTCTACAAACTGCCCTCACGTTCATGACGATACTGCTGATGCTAACAAGGTCTATAACTTCAGTTCTGCTGCTATTGGTACAGGCTCGGTAGCAAACCCTGCTACTAAAGCAGGTACAGCGGTAACAGTTGGTACTGATGGTGGTGTTGTTGGTCGTGTAGCCCTTATGTTCCAGAAAGATGCTATGGCATTAGCTGAACAAACTGATCTTCGTCTACAGTCTCAATATAAGCTTGAGTACTTAGGTGATTTGCATGTTGCTGACCGTTTATACGGTATTCAGGAATGTCGTGATTATGCTGGAGTTGGCATAATCGTGGCAAATTAGAATTGATTGAGGGGTGAAAGCCCCTCTTTCTTAACTGGAGAATAAAATGGCTAATACGATTACGATTAGTAATGTAGACCAAGGCAAGAGTCAGTTTCAAGGCGCATTTAAAGAAATGTGGAAAGTTACTGGTAGTGTCACAGATAGTGACGCAGTAGCAGCGACTGCTATTGGCGAGTTCGACATCACTGTTGCGGGCGTAGCTCTTGGCGATATGGTTTTAGGAATGGCTTTTGGTGCTGATTTTGATGATGGCACAGATCAAGCGCTTCCTTCTGCTCATGTTTCAGCGGCAAACACTGTTACAGTACAGTGGATGGCTGATGATGCGCAATTTGCAGCAGACGCACTTAATGCAGCATCTTTTAAGATGTTAATTGGTCGTCCATCTTGGTAAATAGATGCCTCCTTCGGGAGGTTTTCTTTTAGGAAAATAAAATGGCAATAGATAGGAATATAGGCGGGTCTGGAGCTGGAACAAGCAGAGGCTCAATTAATAGAGTAGCTACTGTTGAAACAATATCCGCCCTAAAAACATTTAGCGGCCCTGAAGATGGTTTATCTGTTCAGGGTTATTATGCTGCTGGTGATAACGGTGGCGGTGAATTTTATTGGGATTCAGCATCTACGGCAACTAATAATGATGGGACAATTATTCAAGCGACTGGCGTAACGACAGGTAGATGGATGAGAATATATGATGGTGACTTAAATACATCATGGTTTGGCGCAAAAGGAGATGGCGTTGCTGACGACACCGCAGCTATTCAAGCAACTATCGCAGTTTTATCCAGTGGTGCGGGCCAAGTATTTATACCTGCTGGAACCTACCTAGTAACAAGCACTATATTAATAGATAAAGATAGAACACATATATATGGCACAGGTGTCGGCTCTACCCACATAACTTTTGAGCCAACAGCGAATGATACATGCTTCTTATTTGAAAATGATAATGATGGAGTCTTATATCAAGGCTCATTAAAGCATATGTCTTTTTCATCAGTGGATACGACTTACTTAAAGAAAATAATAGAGGTCATTGATTGTTCGGGTTATATATTTGAGAATCTGGGAACAGTTTATCCTCACGTTTATGGTGCTGGGTCAACATTCGCTCATTTTAAAGGTCGTGAGCTTTGTGCTTGTAGTGATTGGTACGCTTTCGCTGATCGAGTTATATTATTAGATAAAATCCCCGCGCCTCATCCAGCGGTAAATATCGGATGCGATCATCATAACTTTCATAATATGTATCTTGGCAGCGGTGCGGCATCTGGATATAGTGTTATAGAGGTAGCTGATGGATTGTTGCTAACGTCATTGTCATTCACTGGCTATCAAGCGTGGATTGGTGGTGAGCATGGGCTTTATTGGAATGACACAACATCATCAGCTGTCTCCTCAGACATATCATTTAATAACGTAAGATTTGAGCAAGGCGTAGATACTACAAAGTATCTATATTACATATCTCACAACTTTGATATTCAAAACCTATCTATTAAAGGCGGGCGTGGGGGCGATCGTGCCGGAATCTATTTAAGGAAGGTATCTAATTTTAAAGTTGATGATTTCTACTACACATCTGCTACGCTGGAGGCGTTTAATGCTGATGCTACAGTTAGGGGGGCCGAGGGCAGTAATTGCTTTTGGCAGTCAGGCTCAACGGCTACAATTGCAGGTCAAAAGCTAATATGGGAGTCACCTAAGTACCCAAATACAGGCGCTTTGGCTCCATCATTTCTATATACATTAGCATCAAATGCGGCCTATCCAGTAATTGGCGATACACAGACGTTCACTCCAACATTAAATTCATTTACTGAAGTTGTCGGCGGCGGGTCAATAACACCTACAGGGCGATATACTCGGATTGGTAAGAATATTTATGTTCAGGTTAAAATTGTATGTGCAGGCGGCGCAACGATAGCAAGTGTCGCTGGAACATCGACAATAACCGGCCAGCCAGCCTGCCAATATGATGGGGCTGTTTCTGTAGTGGATACAAATTTATTAAGTTTAGGAAACGGTGTTGCAGAAAGTACATTTATATATACGCCTGTATGGTCAGCTAATGGCAATACTATTTATATCTCCGGCATGTATGAGGTTGCTTAATGACTTATCTTGAAGCAGTTAATTCAGTGTTAAGAAAGCTAAGAGAAGATGCAGTGGCTACAGTATCTGAAAACGTCATCTCACAACTTGTTGGCGATTTCATTAACGTCACGAAAAAAGAGGTTGAAGACTCTTGGAAATGGAACGCACTAAGATATACAACTATAGTAACAACTTCTAGTGGTGTGTTTAGATATATATTAACGGGATCAGGTGATAGCCCATTAATACAAGATGTATGGAATGACACGGATAATTCTAGGGTAAGAAAGACGTCAATGAGCCATTTGAATTCATTGTTTATTGATTCTAGTGTCCAAACAGGTGCGCCAAGTCTTTATGGGATAAATGGCGTGAGTACTGATGGCGACCTTCAGATTGATTTATACCCAAAGCCCGATGGGGTTTATAGTATTGATTTCAACATGGTGTTAAGCCAAGCTGATTTAAGCGCTGATAGCGATATTATTTTAGTCCCTTCCCGTGTTGTTGAGTTAGGAGCATGGGCGCTTGCTGTATCAGAGCGCGGTGAAGATGGCGGGGCATCATACAACGAGTTAGATGCTAAGTATAAAAACGCCTTATCTGACGCTATATCAATAGATGCCGCTAATCAGCACTCATCTGAAACTACATGGTGTGTTAATTGACTCGCGCATCGCCTATATCTTTACAGTCACCTGGGTCTTTAGGTTTAAACACTGAAGATCAGGATGATGTATTGGACCATAGATATGCAACAACTGCATATAACTGTGTTTTATCAAGAAATGGACGAATAGAATCAAGAGAAGGGTGGGTGGCTTTAAATAGCGCCTCTTTGCCAGGAAACCCAACGATTGATGTTGTTCATTCTTATGTAAGTGATTCAGGGACAGAGGTATTAGTTAGTGCTGGTGGAAATAAGGTATTTACTGGCGATACTGTATTAACCGATTCCACTGGATCATTGGCTGTAACTGAAGACAATTGGCAGTTTCAAAATGCTCAAGGTAATTGCTATGGTGTTCAATCATTGCATGAGCCTATATTCTGGAATGGCAGTGGTGATTTTGAATACTTAGTTGATCAGAATACTGCGTGGGCAGCAAGTACAGTTAAGGCTGCTGGAGATTTAGTTATCCCAACTACTCGAAACGGGTATTACTACGAATGCACAACAGCAAATACAACAAATGATACCGAGGGTGAGCCAGCGTGGTCAACCACTTTAGGCGGAACAACAACCGAAACAGATGGAGTTGTCTGGACTACAAGGCAGATTCCACAGTCTAATGTAGCATTAACTGCATATGGTCGCTTATGGCTATCTGATGATACAACAATCTATTACAGCGACTTATTAATACCTAGCTCATTTGATACAGGCGGCACAACAGACGTTGGAAGTGCTGGGAAGATAGATTTAAATACCGTTTGGGTTACAAGTAATGATTCAATAGTTGCGCTATCAGTACATAATAACTTCCTAATAATCTTATGTAAAAAGTCAGTAATTGTTTATAGCGGCATTGATAATATAACTAATCTAGCCTTAAGTGAGGTTATTGAAAATATTGGATGCATGGCAAGAGATACAGTTCAGAGTATAGGTCAGGATTTATTATGGCTATCTGAAGAAGGTGTTAGAAGCCTAGGAAGGACTATACTTCAGAATAATATGCCTTTATCGACTATATCCGAAAAGGTTAGGTCTAGCATTGTTAGTGACTCTTCATCTTATGATGATTTATCGGATGTAAGAAGTGCTTATAATGAAAGAAAAGGCATGTATATAATAACGATGCCAAAGAATGGACTCGTTTATGTTTTCGATGTAAGGCTAATTTCAAAACAAGTAATACGTCCTTTTATATGGAATTCGATAAACCCATATGGAGCAGTAACAAGAAGGAATGGAGACCTTATATTTGGAATGAAGTCCGGTAAATTAGGGAGGTATTCTGGTTATTTGGATAATGGATTAACTTACTTAATGGATTATAAGTCTGGATGGATAGACCCGGGAAGTAATGGAATGGAGTTGATATGGAAGAATATGAGATTCTACATATACAGCAGTTATTCTTTGAATGTCGCAGGGACTTGGGATTATGATTTTCAAACAACAGAAAGCTCTCAAGCAAAATCATTAGTGCCTTTAGCTGGTAGTGTATCCGAATACAATATTGCTGAATACGGTGTTGACGAATATGGATATGGCGAATCTACAGTTGAAGTTAATTTCAATTTAACGGGTACTGGCGAGCTAATAAAAATAGGCTTTGAAGCCAAAATAAACAATGGTAAAGTAGGTGTTAATAAAGTGACCTTAAAAGCCAAAAGAGGACGAATAAACTAATGTCTGACTATTCAAAAACCACAAACTTTACGGCTAAGGATTCGCTTGCTACAGGTGATGCTAATAAAGTCATTAAAGGCTCTGAGCATGATACTGAATACAGCAATATATCGACTGCTGTCGGCACAAAGTCAAATAAAGTATCTTCCGCCACAAATAACAATCTATTAACAATGGATGCTAATGGTGATCTTAAAGATTCGACTATAGCGACTAATGGGTCTGGAACGATAACGGCGACTTTGACAGGAAACGTAACTGGCAATTTAACCGGCAATGTAACTGGTAATGTAACTGGTGATTTAACAGGACTTGCCTCTACCGCAACTAAGCTTGTTGATACAAATGCTGCTGATGCCTTAACGGTCGTCACAACGGCAAGCGCCGCTAATAATGTAAGGGTTACTAATGCAGCTACAGGTAATGCGGCTTCAGTCAGTGTTACTGAAACTAATTCAGATCTTGACTTAACAAGAAATGGAACTGGCGAAATCACTGTAGATGCAACACCCATTTACGGCATGGTTATCCTAGATACTCCTGTGTCATTAGCTACCGACACATCGACAACAGCAACTGGCAACACTCCCGTTGATCTATCAGCGCATGGATCGATAACTGGAACAGCGGTAAAAGCGATTTTAAACGTATATGTAGATCAATTGAGCGGCGGCTCAACAGGGGCGTCTGAAATTGTTGTCGGAGAAGGTGGAGAGACATTAACGACATTTGTTCATAGGGCGGTTTATGCTAACGCTCCAACAATAACGTCGAATGACTCTAACTCAAATCAAATTACAGTTAATCTTGCTTCTGGTGAGATATTTGACTACGCAATCTTGCAAACAGGCACAGCTCCTACATCACGAACGGTCAGAATTTACCTAGCGGGATATTATGTATGATTACTTTAAATAAACTATTAACATTTATCCTTAAGCCTTTTAATGAGCTTCATGTTATTGGCGCTATAGGCGGTGGCTTAATGGCTGCTGGAGCTATAGGCTCTGCAATTATAGGCAGTAAGGCGGCTAAGGACGCAGCTAGAGCTTCTAGATTCGCTCCGGTTGGAATAGAAACAGGTCAAGGGACAGTTAGTTTTGAAGATGGTCAGTTCAGAACGCAATTATCCCCTGAGCAACAGCAATTAAGAAATCAATTATGGGGATTAGGCCAGCAAGGTTTACAGGACTTTCAAACCTTTGATCCAGCACAAGCAGGCGGCATATTTACTCAGCAATTAACTGATCTTGCAGCGCCTCAAGAGCAGCAAGCAATGCTTAATTTAGAGAATAGAAATTTCGCCAAAGGACTGACGGGCGCTACTGCTGGACAAATGAATACGCAGGCATTATTTAATGCGCAGGCAACGGCTCAGCAGCAAAGAGAATTAACAGGCCTTACAATGGGTCAGCAGCAGCAAGAAAGATTGTTCCAAAACGCATTAGGTGCATTTGGTGGCGCTCAGACTATAGATCAGTCTTTGTCTAATCAGTTACAACAAGCAATCTCAGCTAGTGGCGCTCAAACATCTGCTAATACAAATGCAGCGCAATTTAATTTCCAAGCAGGTCAGAATAACGCTGATGCTTTAGCTGGATTCTTTGGTAACTTAGGTCAAAGCTATTCGCAATATTCACAGCCGCAACAGCAGAATGTCGGTTTATTTACTAATCTACCTCAAAATGTTGACCCGAGATTCCTGCAAGAGCAGCAGTTTAATTTTCAGGGGAACGTGTAATGCCATTATTTAATATGCCATCCCCTGAGCAAGTAAGAACATCTGCTAGACAGGGTTTATTCCAAAGAGCACAACAGGCAGCAGCAACGCCTAGAGGCCGTGGATTCGTTCAACTAGCTAGTCAGGCAGGTGGATTATTTGGTGAGGCCATAGGCGAAGCTACAGGCGGTAAATTGCCTGGGCAAGAAAAGGCTGAGAAGTTTCAGGCTGTTCAAGCTCAAATAACTCAAGAGTTTCAGGGCCAGAAGTTAGAAGATCCGCAAATTCAAATGCAGATGATGGGTAAAACTGCTCAATTATTGGGTCAGGCTGGATTTACTAATGAGTCTGCTCAAGCTATGCAGTTTGCTAATGAGATTAGAGCATCTATTAAGGCGCCTAAAACTGTTGATAAGTTTGAAGAGATATTTGGGGCCGATGGAAAGCCTATTGCACAAAAGAATTTATCAACTAATAAAATTGTAGCGCATCCTAACGCTGCTAAAGACCCAGATACGGTCATTAATAACAATCTTGGCGATCAAGATGAGTTTGCTAAGTCTCTATCAAGACAGATCGGTGCTGATATAGCAGAACAAAGAATTATTGCTACAACAGCAAGCAAGGCTCTTAATCAGTCAAATGACGCCATTGATTTACTAAACTCAGGCGTTATTACTGGAACAGGCGCTGAGTTCATTAAAAATACTGGAAAATTAATTAATCGAATAGGGTTTAGTGCTTTTGAAGATGATGTTAAAAATACAGAAGCATTTATGGCTAATATGGGCAATGCTACTCTAGCTATCTTAGGTAGTGGCGCTCTTGGTGCAGGTACTGGCATTTCAGATAATGATAGAAAGTTTGCAAAGCAGATTGCTGGTGGAGAAATCTCATTATCAGAGAAGGCTATAAGAAGGATATTATCACTTAATCAAAAAGTAAACTTAAATACAATTAATAGGTTTAATGATGATTTAAGCAAGATTCCTAGAGGGTCGATGCCATTTGATCTTAGGATAGATGCTCCTAAATTCAAAAGCCCATTAAAGAAACTGCCAACTCCTTTAACAGAAGATGACTATAATAATCTTAAGAGTGGGGCAGAGTATATAGACCCTGATGATGGCAAGAAATACAGGAAACCATAATGGCTAAATTTGGCGGGACATTAGTAGAAGACAATACCAATGGTGGAAGATTTGGTGGTATTGCTGTTGAAGTTGATGAAAAGCAAGAGTCAGAATCATTTTCTACAAGACAGAAGGGTATTGCAGTTAAGGGCCTTGAAAAAAGCGCAGGCCAGATTGGTAAACACCAGTTAGGTGAAATATCAACACCTGAGTTAGCTGGAGACTTGCTAGGCAATGCAGCAAGTTATTATCTTGATACTGTTGGCAATGCCATTGTTACAGGGATAAAAGGGATTGCTAAAAACACTCCTAATTTATTAAAGGATGCAGTAGTAGAGAGCACTAAGACATTTGTAAATGCAATACCATCTGAGATAAGGACTTCATTATCAGAGAAAGGCGCAAATATATTAGAATTTGGTGGGGATGCGGTAGATTTCTATAAGGAATTAGAGAAAGATAACCCAAGAGCAATGCAGCAAGTAGAAAACGTAGCTAATACGCTAATGGCGGCTTATCCTGCTGGAAAAGGCAATCCTGTTGCACAGCCTACTATTATTGGCAGAGCTGGAAGCGACTTAGTTAAGCGATCTAAGCAATTAAGCGCAGCAGATAGACGAAGAAGCATTATAAAGCTTATTAGACCAAAGACTTCAGCTAATACAAAGGAAGGCTCTAAAGAAAGCTTAAGGACTATAGATGTAGGTGGATTAAGGACAAAAGAGATTATTGCTTCTGCTGAAGAAAAGATAATTGCTAAGGCTGTAAATAAAGTGCCTGGAATAAATCCTTCGGCAAACTTCACAAGAAATCAGAATAAAATTGTAGCGCATAAAGACGCTTTAATAAAAGAGCTTGATGACGGACTTAAAGCATTACCGGCTTCAGAGAAGGATTTAATAAAAGAGGCGTCTGAGTCTATTGATTCTGCTGTTTCAAAGATGCTAAACGAGAAGATATTCCTAAAAGAAGGAAGTAAAGATGTAAAAGAAATAGTTACGGCTGCTAACAAGATATTGGCTAATACTGATAATTCAGCTCATGGAATATGGAAGGCAAGAATAGAATTAGATAGGCTTGTAAAAGAAGCAAAAGGATCATTTCCAGACAAAGCTGGAATGTTTGACTCTGCAAATAGATCCATTAGAGGCGCATTAAATGAAGTGGTTGTTAAGAATTCAAAAGGGGTTAAAACACAGAGATTATTAGATTCATCATCTAACCTATTCAAAGCAATTGATAATATAGCCCCTAAAGCAAAAGCCGAAGCAACTAACATGATTATGAGGCAGGTTCATAATCTAACAGAGGTTCTTGGGGCAAGAAGTAAAATACTAGGTATAGCAGCCATTGGGCTTGGAACAACTCAACTTGCCGCATCTCAAGCGGTTGCTGGCCCTATCGGCGCTGGAATATCTTTATATCTTGGCGCAAAAGGTATTAATTCCGCATGGAAAACCCCTGCCTTCAAAAAAGGTCTAGGTGAGCTATTAAAGGCAACAGACGAAGGACTGAGAATTGCCACATCATCTCAAATGAGGAAACAGCTTCGTGTGGATAGAGCGGCTATTGTTGAATTGCTTGAAAATATTGATTTCGAAAGCCCAGAAGAAAAAGCAGATCCAGCTCCAGAAGCTAAAAAGCCATCCAACCCTAATGTTAATAAATTTATCGAGTCTAGACCACAAGAGCCTGAAGACGTTCAAATATCAGTACCTCTAACGGACGCAGATGGTACTCCAGGTATGGCAACAGGAATAAACGGTAGTGACATGGTATCTGATATTAAGTCTCGTCAGGACTCTCTCATTGCGTTAAGGGCTGCATTAGGATGAAAGTAAATAAAACTAAGTTAAAAGCAGTTGCGGATAAAAAAGGCTTCAATGTTAAGTTTGATGAGAAGAAAGAAGAAATCATCATTAAGCCTAAAGATAAGTCAGATGATTTATTGGCTAAATTTAGTGAATTGCTTCAGCAGAACCAATCATTGATAGAATCAATCAATAAGCCTGATACGATAGAGAAAGTTGATCTAAAGCCGTTATTAAATCAATTTAAGCATTTAATTTCCCAGAATAACGCTATCCTTAGTAAGATGAATGAAAAGCCGTTATTTGATGAGATTGAAGAAGTGGTTGTTGAGCCTTCCTTGCCGAAGGAATGGGAGGCTTATGTTATGAGAGATGACAATGGCTTTATTAATAGGTTTACTCTAAAAGAGATAATAGATGTCGAATATTAAGGTTCAACCTGCCACACATTCAGGTGCGGTAGATACAGCTACAGATGAAATCAATTCGATACACTACCCGATCTATAAGGTGGCTTATGGCGCTTTAGGTGTTCAAACGCCTGTAGATTCCACTAATCCATTGCCTGTTGTTACCGATAAAACTGCAAATCAGCCTATTTCATTTCCAACAGATTCAGTTAACTTTGATGCTTTTGGTCGTCTTAGGACTTCGGGAACAGGTCAACGACTAGATATTGAGTTTATTTATAATAAACAAGATGACTTGGTGGATGAGTCCACTAGTAATGGCACGGTCACATTCAATGGCAATTCAAGAGATTTAACCTTAAGCCTTTCAGATGCTGTTGATGCGTCTCACGCAACTATGCGCAGCCATCCTGCGCCTTATACTCCTGGTAATAGTCAATTAATCGACATTACAGGTGTGCTAGACCTTGCGGCTATTGGTAGCGGCACTGCTGAATGCTTTTTAAGATCGAGTGTAACCGGTAGCGTTGTTGAGACTACAGTTGAGCAGTCAGCATGGGACAGCAATACTACTGGTGTTGATTGGACTGATTCGCACATTTTTAGCATGGATTTCCAAAGTTTAAAAGTTGGACGCATACGCTTTTGCTTAGTTCAGGACGGCTTATGTGTACTACTAACATCCATTAATAATGATAACGTAAGAAATACAGGTTACTGGCAGATGCCAATGGGTGGCGCGTATTGGCGAATATACAACACTGCTACAGACACCTATATGGAGATGGGATACGGCGACGAAGCTAACGCTATTGGTTTAAGGTATAAGATAACAGCTAACGCAAGCGCAACAATGAAAGCTATCTGTTGTACTGCCAAGAGTGAAGGCGGGTTAGATTTATTAGAAATGCCGGGATTTCCTCGCTCGGCTGACAATCATGTAACGGTAGTTACCGCGAGCACAACTTTAATCCCCCTAATATCTATACGTCCGAAAACAACATACCAAGGCTACGCGAATCTGGGACTAAGCTTGCCTAAAACGTTTTCAATAACAGCAACGAATCCCATAAAATTAGTTATTATTCATGACGCTGTATTAACAGGGGAAAGCTGGGGCAATGTAGATACAGCGGATAGCATGATGGAGTTTGATGTAGCAGCAACAGCCGTTGCTAACGGTCATGAGATTTATTCAGACTATATAGCGACAGAGCGTAAAAACACCTCAGCTTCTAAGCAGGGGTTATTGGGTAAATCTGTATTATGGAATAAAATTGGCTCGCCAACTGGCGTATTAACAATAGCGGCGATTAGAACGGGAACCTCAGATGCTGATTGCTTGGCGTCTATTCAGTGGGAAGAAATAAGATAATGGCGAAGCAGTCAATAAACTTAGGCTCTAGTCCAAACGATGGTGCAGGCGATACTATTCGTGATTCATTTGATATTTGTAATGATAATGCAGATGAATTGTACGGCTCTCATACAGTTGATGCTGGAGCTACGATAACTTACACGGATAATATTGATTATATATCAGGCGACACTTCTGCCAATACGAATGGTCACTTATCTGTTGATTGCGCAAATGGATTGAATTCAACAAATGGAATTAAGTTAAAAGACAACGGAACAACAAGATTGAGTGTGGGCGTAGATGAGGCTGCGGGGCCTGTTTACGACACCGTTATAACGGGAACGACAGATGGTTTCTTGGGTGGGGCATTTAGTAGCCTTGTATTCGATAATATTGGCAGCAGTGGTGATGTGACGTTTGACTATGCCGCTAATGGCACGCTAGCAATGACATTTCAAGGATTCTTAGCTTCTACTACAGTATTTGCATTAAAGGTTAATAGCTCTGCTGTTGGCTTATACGTTACTTACATTGATGCAACGACAGTTAGAGTGAATCAGAGCGCTAATAATTCTGCGCAAGGAATGGAGATTGGCTTTGCTAATGCTAAACTGGGCTTTTATGCAACAACGCCTGTTGTTCAGCCGGTGGCTAATGCGGATACGTCTGGTGCTACACTTGGGCAACTAGAGACAGAAGTTAACGAACTTAAACAAATTCTTAGGGATTTAGGATTAATGGCTCCATAATGGCTTATAACTTACAAGCAGGAACAGCAGTCGATGTGACACTTTCATTTGATGCCGCTTTACGTCCGTATTTTGAAGTTTTGTATGCGGATAAAGCAGAAGATGGAGAGAACCGTAAAGACTTTCTTGAGCGTTTAATAAAGCAGCAAATAATGGGTTATTACGTCAGTAAAGTGCATAAGGATGAAAGAGCTAAAATAATAACGGATCTAGTTGATGTGGTATGACAACAGCAGATGCTAGTTATCTATATGCTGACAGTTCTTGTATTACAGCAGATGGGGCAAATAACTGTCTTTTAGATTCGTATTATGAAGATGGTCCAATGGGACTTGGTTACCTTCTGTTATTTCAGAATGAAGTTGGGAAGTCTGGAACAGGAGATGGATCAGGGAAAAGATTAAATAGAAGAAAGCAGTTAATTTTGCAGCAAGACCAAGAAGTGCTAGAGTTCATACAGATATTGGTTTCGAGTAGAATATTATGAGTTATCGTGAAGCAATGAATGATTTTAGAGAGTCCGTAGATTCTAATTTATTGGGTGTCGATGAAGTATCAAACCTCATTGATATGAGAGACTCGTCCTCTGGTGATATGGTAGAAAGAACAAAACGAGCTATTGATCTACGCTTAGAGCAGTTGGATCAAGAGTTATATGATGTAAACAAACAAATTAAGAACGGGAGAGAGTAATGGTTACTAAGTACAAAGACAGTGGTAACGCTAGGACCGCTGTAACAGATGACGCGGATCATAGTTACGAGCAAGGCTTAGGTGCTGGCGAGCGAAATGTCGATAGTGCTACTGATGGTTATCAAGTAACACGGAATGAATGTAACGTCACTGTATGTGATGGTACATCTAGTGTTGCTATTGGCGCAGGATCAGCTAGTGATACGCATTTATTAGGCGTTACGATATTAGCGGCCGCAACACCAGTCACAGCGACTATAGCGGGGTTCACCAAAAAGAACAACGCAGGCACAGAAGCGGCTGCTAGTATTGTCTTAACTGGTGAAGATGCAGATGAAGCGGGTGCAACGGATCGTTTCTTTGACTTCAAGGGTGCTATTAATGACCAAGCGGGCTTGACGGTCACAGCGAGCGCTGATGAGGCCGTGATAGTTTTCTGGAAAGCCAAGTAATGCGTAGATTAATAATACCTCAGTCTGGCGCTCTACTATTAGAGGACAACTTTAATGGTGCGGATAACGATACATTGGAAGGCAGAACGCCTGATACTGTTAATGTTCAGGGTGCGCAATGGGAAAAGGTCAACAATCTTGATCTGACTATTATTTCTAATAACCTTGAGACTGAGGGGTTCACGGATGATGATAACGACTACAAAGAAAATGACCATTTAATAGAAGTTGGCACGAATAATGTCACTATAGAATCTATTATGGATTGCAATAAGTCCGGTTCAGAGATTGTATTTCAGTCGTTAATTATTCGTGGTATTGATGCTCAAAACCACTATGCGGTGCAGTTAAATTATATTGGCAATATTATTAGTGCGGTTGTTTTAAAAGAGACTGTAAATGATATTGCTGCTGAAAAGGGCGGGGGATATGCCCCATCGCCAGCGCATGATGGTTCAGCGGTTACGCTAAAAGCGGTTGATGATGGATCAAATATTACTGTTTATTATAATGGTGAATCAGTCTTTTCATTTGCTACAACTATCTTTAATAATTCAACCAAAGTTGGCATTAAAGGAAACGATTTTAATGATCAAATTTGGCAAAACTTCAAGGTGTGGAAATCATGAGCAGAGTAGCGGCGACAAACAGGGTTTTATTGTATCAATCAGGCTCTACATTATTTGAAGACACGTTTGAAGATGCTGATTCGACAGCATTAGCGAGTCACACACCTACTGGTGCAGCGGTTAATCAAGCGGCTTGGGCTACCTATGGTGATCAGGATTTAATCATATCAAGTAATAAGGCCGATTCGTCTAATGTGGTTGGTGATAGCATAAATCTTATAAACGTTCAAAACGAAGATGTAACTCTTGATTGTGTTTGCACTAATGCTTCACATGACTTCAACATCTCAATGGATATTATCGTAAGAGCTGTGAATAAAGATAACTATGTTGCCATTCGCATTACGCAGGCCTTCGGCTTTAATGTTTTTTCTGTGAATATTGGCGAAGTAGTAAACGGTAATTACACAGGCAAAGAAGTTATTGTGTCTGACGGCGCATTGATTGATTCACAGGTGACGTTGCACGTAGTTTGTTCAGGCGCAAGCGTTATAGCTACCGCCACTATTGCGGGTACTGATTATACGGCTACGCATACGTCTACAGTTTTATCAAATGGTACTCAAGTCGGTATTTCATGCGCCGATCCAGACCAAACAGTTGACTCAATGACGGTTACTAAGACGTGATATCTCAATCTATAGAGCTAATTATTAGGCATGAAGCCAAAAGAAACAAGATGTATAAAGACTCTCTTGGTATCTGGTCAATTGGCATAGGGCGTAATTTAGAGCGCGGTGTATCTGATGACGTTGTAGAACTAATGTTTGACGAAGACATGAGATCGGTATACAGGGATTGTAGAACTTTTGAATGGTATAAAAGCCTAAACGGTGCAAGACAGGCTGTAATTGAGAATATGATCTTTAACATGGGACTAAGGACATTCTCAGGCTTTAAGAAAACGATTAAATTAATATCAGATGGCGACTTTGGAGAAGCATCAAAAGAAATGCTCAGAAGTCGTTGGAGCGAACAGGTAGGCCGTAGATCTATTGAACTGGCTAACATGATGCGCTCCGGTGAATTCCAATAACAAATTCCAGATACTGGATGTGAAGTATGAGCGACATAGAAGCAGTAACTAATCTAGCAGCTGACCCATTTACCCTGTTCGCGGGGGCGATATTGTTTACAGCAGCAACGGCGTTTGTTAAAGAGCTAAAGAAACCAAAAGGCAAAGATAATGATAAATCAAGAAATACAGAGTCACTTATATACATGTCAGACTCGATTATTGAGATCAACTCGGTTATTAAAGATGTTGTCAAATTACTCGCAACAATCACG